ATCGAACCGACGACATTCAGCTTGGGAAGCTGACGTTCTACCACTGAACTACGCCCGCGCCGGATCCTTGATAGCCTTGAGGCGCCGTCACCCGCAAGCCCTGCGGCGCGTCTTCGGGCCGTCTTGTTGTGGCGCGCCCTCAGCTTTGGCACCTTTCGACATCACCTTTGTCACCAAATCGGATTGGCGCGCAAGTGAGGCGGGGTCGCCGAATGTTGGCCGAGGTATGTTGACTGTCGCGGGCACCAGAGCGTGTGTCTGGACGCGGCGCTGGGCCGCGTCGGAGACCGCCATGAACGCCATCTCGCCAATGCATCTTCCCGCCACGCAGAATGAAGGCTGGGGCTTCTACGGAACCGTTGCGAGGAGCGGCCTGCTCCTTCCGCAGCCGGCATGGGATGCGGCCATCATCGCTGTGCGGGATGCCGCCGGGATCAGCGAAGAGGGCGCGAGGGCCTTTCTTGACAGTCGCCACGGGCGTCACCTTGCGGACGCGGTCCTGTGTCGCATCGAACGCGGGGCGGCGCTTCAGGCTGCCCTCGACGCCACCATCGCGGAATGGATGGCCTGGCGCATCGATGCCGCGACCAGCCGCCAGACGGGCATCCCGCTCGGCCTTCCCTATCTGGTGGGCTTCGCCTTCGACGCCCACTTCGAAACCTTTTGAGAGGCTCGCCTTGTCGGCCGTCGTCACCCGCCACCTCCCGTGATGATGACCTCCCGGCCTTCGGTCGGCCGGCCAGACGTGCTGTAGTTGAGCCGCACTGCCTCGATGCCAGCCCAGCCGAAGATGCGGCGCACTTCCGGCACGTCGTTGAGCGTCAGAATGAAGCGCCCCTTGAGGTTGCGCAGACGCTCCGAAAGCTCCTCGAACTCCTCTCGCCCGAACTGGTCCTTGCCATAGTAGTCCTCGACGCCCCAATAGGGCGGGTCGAGGAAAAAGAGAGTGTGCGGTCGATCCCAGCGCAGCATGAAGTCCTGCCAGCGCAGGCAATCGATATAGACGCCGGACAGCCGCTCATGCGCGGCTTCGATCAGCGGCAAGAGTTTGCCGAGATGAAACTTGGCCGGGCTTGTCGTCGAGATGCCGAACACGCGCCCGTCCACCTTTCCGCCGAAGCTCATCTTTTGGAGGAAGAGGAACCGCGCGCTGCGCTCCAGATCGGTGAGCGTGTCGGGATCGACCTTCAGGAGCCGCTCGTAGTCGGCGCGGCTGGCGATCTGGAACCGCAGCATGTCGAGCAGCGCCTGGTGGTGGCGCTGCACCACGCGGAAGAACGTCGCGACGTCCTTGGATCTATCATTGACCGCCTCGACGGCGGGCCGGTTCTGACGCCGGAAGAAGATGCCTCCCATGCCGAGAAACGGCTCGCAATAAAGAGCGTGCGGCACGGCCTCGATCATCGGCGTGACATGTTTGGCCAACACGCGCTTGCCACCGACATAGCCGGCGATGGTCGGGATGGGGCGCGTCGCGATAAGGTCAATGTTCTCCACTTGTTCATGTCCGTCGAATCATGCGACCCCGATGCTGCTGACGTCAGCGGGCGGGGTAGCGGTAAGTTTTTCTGACGCTTCACGGGGCTCATGCTGCCAGGCTTGTCCCGTGGATTGGAGGGGCGCTTTTCCCTCCGGTTCCCCGCCGATCTGACGGCTCAGTTCAGGCTGCCGCCTCCCATCGCCTGCGCCGCAGCCAGCACCTGCGCCCTGATGGCGGCCAGCGCGGCGTCTATTTCGGCCTGCGTGGTCGCGGCATTGATTGCGGCCTCCGCCTGCCGTCGCAGGTTTTGCTCCGCGACCATGATCGCCGAGAACGCCGCCGCGTTAACAGACACACTCGCCGCGATCTGCGCCAGCGTGACATTGCGCGCGGCGGCGATGAGGGCGAGCGTCGGCGCATACTCCGCACCGCCGCCCGCCAGCACGGCGCGCGCCTCGGCGGCTTGCGCCGCCCAGGAGTCGACTTCGGCCTCGGTGTAGGCGTCGCGGATCGGGCGCGAGAGCCCGCCGATGATCGCCATGGCGCGGCTCACTGCGCCGGTCCGCAGCATCTCGATGGGTGGCATGGGCGGGGGGATGTCCTCCAAAACCAACTCACCGCGGCGTTTGACGACGCGCACCTTCCCTAGCCGGGATACGTCGAACTCATTCACATCCAGCCTGGACTGATCTTCGCCGGGCAACATGTCGCCGCAGCCAATGACCTGACCCGTCGTGTCGTCATAGATGATGTGCATGTCACGCCTCCAGCAGCAGCGAGGCGTCGGCGCCCCAGTTATACCATGAGAAATTGCCGGCCACGACCAGCTGGCTTTCAGCGTAATCGGACACCATGCCTGTGATGGATGTCTGCTCCGAGCTGATCGGCCCCATCAACGCACGGTTCGCCGTCGATCCGAGATACTGCACCGCAGTCGCGTTCGAGACCCACACCGAGGCCATCGGTACCCAGATGACCGGCTTCCGGTCCCAGTCCATGATGAAATTCCAATTCACGGAGACGGAGCCATCGCCGTTCCAGGCGACGGCTACACTGTCGATGCCGCTGCTCCAGGACACCGCCCAACCCACATTGCCGGTCGCTTTTGGGCCGAAGAACACGTGCCGGCTCCGGACCGCATACCGCCTGATCACGGGGGCCGTGCCATTGGCGCCGGTCGTCACTTTCGCGAGGCGCACATCCAGCCGGGTGCTGCAGAACCCCCCCAGCGTGGCTGCGCCCGGCGTGCCGACGAGGCCGACGGGCTCGGCCTCGTCGAGCGTCCCGCGCTGGATGTAGACCTCCGGCGCGCCGCCGTTGAGCCGCAGCCTCACGAAATACGTGCTGTTGGCGGCCAAGCCTGCAAACGCCGCAGCCGGCAGGATGACGCGTCGCTGACGCCCCATTCCGTCGCCCATATCCTGGCCGAGCGTGACGATCTCGCCGCCCGTGACGGTGATCTCGCCGCCATTGCCGGCCGACGCCCCGACGCTGATCGCGGCCCGCGCATCGGCGGTGTAGATTTCCGGGAAGGGCAGCGACCCAATGGGCTGATCGCCTATCCCGACCAGATCCTCCGGCACGACATAGGCGTTGACCTGCGCGCCGGCCCTGACCTCTGCGGGCGTCGCGCGGCGGGCATGGCCGAAATCCGTGTTCGTCGCCTGCACGGGCGACCAGGCCAACGCGGTCATCTGGCGCAGCTCGCGGTTGGCCGAGGTGACTGCCGTCGAGCGGTCGATGATCCGCGCGCCGAGGCGCATCTGCTCGATGATCCACTCCGCTCCGTCCCAAGTCGCGAGCTTGCCGGCATGGCCGGCCCAGACGCCGGAGGGAGCGGGAGCGGCGGCGATCAGATAGCTGTCGAACAGCGCCGGCGCGGCGGGCGGCGCACTCGTCGATGCGTTGATCACCGTCCGAAAATCGACGCCGGCCCCGACGATGCCCGTCAGACCGCGCGGCGTGACGGCGCTGGTGTCATCCGCCCGTGCCTGCGCCTGCGCCTTCGTCGCCAGCTTGACAACGCCGAGAGCCGTCTCGCTGGCGCGCGCGCTCACCCAGCCGCCCGCCTCGCGCCGCAGCCAGCGGGTGGCGTCATCGAGCGCCCGGTCCTGCACCACCACGAGGTGCCCGGTGGGTGGGAGCACATTGACCCACACATTGCCGTTCCACTGCACTATCCTGCCCGTCATGCCCGCCCATGCACCGGTCGGAGCGGCGGGAACGACATAGGATGCGCCGAGCGGCGGGTTGGCGGGCGGGTTCGCGACCGTGGCGCTCTCGACCGCCATGAAGCCAACGCGCAATTGCTGAAATATCGAAACCCCGGCATCGGGGAGAAGATTGAGTGCGATCTGAGCCGTCTCGCTCACCGGGATGATGATCTGGGTGATCAGCGACATCAGCGCGCCCTGCGCCGCCGAGCGTTTCTCGACCAGAGGATGCCGCGCCACGGCGATCATGTCGCCCGCGGCGTCAAACAGGCCGATCTCGCGGATTTCGAACGGGCCATCCGCCTCGGGGATCAACGTCTCGAAGCGCCAGGCATTGGCGTTGCCGGGGTCGCGGCCGGCCGAGATGATCGGATAGGCGACGCCGACGCGCCGCACGAGGTCGATCATGCCTTCGACCGGCACGATCGCAGCGCCATTGCCGTCACCGACCCGGATCAGGCTGGGGGTCATCACCGCGCCGCCGATGGACGCGGCCATCTTCTGCTGACCGATCGCGGTCACGACGCCGAGAAATTCGCTCATGTCACACCTGTCATGTCAGACCTGCATCAAAGTTGGGGGATGATCCGCAGGCGGGTGCGCACCGCCGCGCCGATGAAGACGCGCGGCACGCCGACGATCTGCGTGATGCGTTCGAGGTTCGGGCGGATGACCAGCCGGGTGCGGATGATCGCGCCGACATGGACCGGCATGGTCGCGCCGGTGACATAGCGGATCGCCAGATACTGGCTGTGGCGCTTCATGCCGGCGACCATGCGCTCAACGGCTCGATGTAACCGAGAGGTGATGGCCTGCCCTTCGGCGGCGAACACCTCGTCATCGACGCGCACAATCGCGATATGAGTGCCCGGCGCGGCCTTCGGATTATCCTGAAACCATTGGCGCCAGCCGATGACGGGAACGCCCAGCATGGCCAACCCCTGACGAACGCCGTCGATGAAGCCCTTGCGGGCGTGCAACTCGTAGCTGCCTTTGAGCAGGCGGCGGATCATCGCTTCGCCCATGCCCGGCTCGACGAACTCCTCGATCGAAAACTCTCGCACGAGATGAGGCAGAAAGGCAGCATCCACATCGTCGATGCGCTCGAACAGGAACCGGGCGAAGTCCGGCTCGTCGAGCGCCTGCGCCATGACGGAGCCGAATGCCTTGCCGCGCTCGTCCGCTATGGCGGGCGGCACCAGCCGGGCCGCCTCATGGCCCATCATGGCCGGCCCTGCACTCATGGCAGCACCGTGATGTTCACCGTCAGCGTGGCCACCAGGAATTCGTCGCGATCGAGTTGCTGGAAGGCGAGACCGGCAAGCTCCGCATCGACGACGCCAGGCAGCGCGCGAACCGCCGCCTCGACGTCAGATGGCGCGACGGTGGCCCCCAGCCTCTGACGCCAGCCAGCCAGCACCCCGCCGGCGGCGGTCATGGCATCCTGCGCGATCGTCCCGGCGGCGTTGCGCACACGGACATTGAGAGTGCCGGCGCCCAGCACCGCGACGGGCGGCAGCACGAACACGTCGTCACCGAACCGGATGTCGAGTGCTGCGGCTGTGTCGAATGTCGCACTGACCTGGTTGCGGAGATCGACGCCGGCTGCGCCCGTCAGGGTCAACGGAAAAATCTGGATGACACAGGGCGTCGGCCGCACCACGGCGGCGTCGATGATCGCAGGCGAGACGCCCATCGTCGTCTCGCGATACCATGCCCATGAGCCGCCGGTGCTGATGCGCTCGAACGCATTGGCGAGGCGCAGCCGGTAAAGCTCGGCATCCTCGATGTCCGCGCCGCCGCTGCTGTCGGTGATGTTCGACACCGATACGCCGGGCACCGGGTCGAGCATGGCCGTGACCTGCCCGGCCAGCAGGCCGTTGCCCGAAACACCCTCGATCTGCGCTTCAGCCACCACGTCGGACGATGTCGCACCGATGATGATCGCTGCTGGCGAGAGCGTCGCGAAGACCACGGCGCCCCCCGCGCTGACGCGGGTTCCGGCGGGGATGAGGACGCTTTCAGTGCGCCGCGTCGCTATGATGAAGCGCAGGGTGGTGCGGGCGCGCGCCGCAGGCAGGCGGGGCGTCGATCTGTTCGGCCCCAGCAGCTCCAGCCCGGGCGCATCGGCGAGGCTCACCAGATGCTGCTCGGCCACCTTCTGGGCCTCCTCGCCGAGGATGCCGACCGCATAGGCCAGCGTCTCGATGAGCAGCATCTCGACCTGCATCGGGTAGAGTGTGCGCCCGGTCGCTGTTTCGAACCACGCCACATAGCGGCGCTTCAATTCGCCGGCGTCGGCCGTGAACAGCGCCGGGCGCGGCTGGGCGCGCAACGTGGCGAGCGAATAGGGGCCGGGGTCATCGCTGCGCATGGCCGTCCGCGCTCATTGCGTGATCGCCTGGATGCGCTCGCCCGGCAGCGTCACCACGGTCTGCCTGACCGAGCGCGTCACATCTGCGCGCAGCCGCCAGAACACCGGGAACCTGAAATGGCACAGATCCTCGCGGGTGATGGCCACACGCTCGACGATGACGCGCGGCTCCCATGCGGTGATCGCGTCCCAGATCTCGCGCGTGATGTTGGGGATGGCGTATTCCGGGCGCCGGTCGATATAGGGCATCAGCCTTGTGCATTTCTCGGGCTGTGTCGGCACCGAACCCTTCTCGGTGAGCACGATGGTGTTGATCGCCTGCTCGACATCCGCAAGCCCGTGGACGATCTGGCCCAGCGTGGAGGCCGGCGCGACGACATTGCGCCCGAGCATCGGCTGCCAATGCAGATGAGGGATGTCGCGGCGGTCCAGCATGGATCATGACTGGCCCATGCGCGCGCGACACGTGACGTGACGCGCTCACCTCTCCCGCTCACCTTTTGCCGCGAATGGGGATGTCGTCGATCGCCGCCGTGATGATCGGCTTGTTCACGATGATCCCGCCGGGCGTGATGAGAAACCGCGTCGGCAGGCCGGACGAACCCTTCACCTCGATATAGCGCTTTGCCTCGTCGCCGATCAACTGCAGGCGGTTCGTGCGCGTCACCGGGTCGTGCTCGGCTATCGCGCCATCCTCATAGGCGACATGGTCGTTTTCGGAGACGGTGTTTGGCGGCCGGTCGTCCTTCGAATACGCGCCTTGCACGACGCAGCCATCCTCGCCATTCCAATCGACCATGCACCAGACCTGGCTTCCGGCCTTGAAGGCGGCGGAGCGCTCGCGCTTTCCGCTGGTTCCGGCGCTCGGCCCGTCGAGCCAGAAGGACGTCATGCCGTCCTCGTCCTTGAACTCGACACGGTAGCGGTTGCCGTCGGCATCGACCTCCCTGACGATGCCGCGCTTCACCGGAGAATTTGACGTCATCTCATGCCCTCTGAGGCGGGCTTGCGAAACCCCTCGTGCCGACCGACTTGCCAGAAAGCCCGCTTGCGCCATTCGAGCCGCTTTGCTGTTGCGGGCTCTCCGCCTCGACGGTGGCGATCTCGCAATTGGTCGTGTAGCTGGCGCGCGACATCTGGTGGCGTGACTGCTTGACCAGATAGCGCCCCGCCCATGTCCCGAACCCTGCATCCAGCGCCACCACCTGGCCTGCGAGGATCAGCGGGTTGCCGACCATTTCGAGGTCGCCGGTCTGCCGCGCCATGTTCGCTTTCTCGAGCCGCGACTTCGTCATGGCGCGCGCCTGGCCGTCATTCTCGACGCGGTCATCCAGCCTGAGCGTGTCACCGTTTCTGACCGCCTTGTCCTCGACCTCGACATCGATGGTCTTCTTCCTGTTGCCGTCAAAATAGGTGGCGCGCGCCTTGGAGTAGGTCTTGTGCGCGGCGCGCTTGAGATCTGCCTTGATGTAGTCGTCGCTGTCGGCGCGGAAGAGCCAGACCGGCGCGCGCTCGTGCAATTCCTTGCGCTCCGCGAAATACAGGCTGTTGTCGCGCACCGTGAAATACGCGCCGTAAGAATCGGCCAGATCGGCCAGGAACTCCAGCGGTCGCTTCCGTCGCTGGGTGATCCGGTCGAACCTGATGTCGGGCGGCTTGCCCGCGACGCTCAGGCCGTGTTCGCCGGCCACCTTCTGCGCGATCTGGCCGAGCGTCTGGTTCTCGAAGCCTTGCGTCTTGCGGGTGCGCAGCGCCTTGGTCACCGGTGCCGAGACGCCCCGGAACGTCAGGGTGTCGCCGCCGCGACCGAGGCTCGCTGCCGGTTCGTCGATCTCGAACGCGCCGCAATAGACCAGCGGAGCCGGCTCGTAGCCGATCCACAACTGCACGCGGTCGCCATGCTCCGGGCACCATGGCCCGCGCCAGACGCCGTCGCGGTCCTGCAGGGTGACCTCGATCTCGTCGGCCTCGCCATGCACCTTGTCGGTATAGGTGCAGGAGATGAGGTTATTCCAGACATCGAGCGTAATGTTCACGCCCTTGTAGAACAGGGTGAAGTTGGGGCGCTCCAGCATCAGTCGCAGCTCGACATGCGTGAGCCTGAGATGCGCCACAGCCCGTCATGGAAATACGCCTCGTTGAGCGAGGTGCCGTATCCCATCGGGTGCCAGCTCGCGAGATAGGCGTCGCGCGCCTGTTCAGCGACGTGGCGGTGCTCTGCGGTGATGATGATCGAAACCATACCCCCGCCACGTGTTTCGGTGATGGTCGCCCGCGCGCTCATGCCACGCCTCGCTTCCAGGGCGGCAACATCGCCTCCGCAATCGGCTCGGGGTCGATGATCGGGATCCTGAGGGTCACGCCCACCGTCAGGATGGTCGGGATGGGCGCTGTGTCCGGATAGAGCGTGCGGTTGGCGCGGATGATCGGGCCGGTGCGGTTGGCGTCGCCATAGTAGCGATAGGCCAGATGGTCCCAGCGCTCGTTCGGCCCGGTCACATGTTCGAGGTGGCCGCTCATCGCATCACCCCGACATTGCCGGATGCGATCGACGACAACGCCGAGGCGGCGGCGAGCGCGACGCGGCCCATGAAGGTCAGCGGCGACCCGCTGGCCTCCTTGAGGGACAGCCCGACCTGCATCCTGACCACACGCCCGTCCGGCGTGGTCCGGAGAACCTTGGCGTCCAGCCCCTCGATGAGCCAGCGCCGCCCGTCGAAGGCGCCGTCGCCGCCGACATAGGGCAGCGCCTGGCGTGCCGCATAGGCGGCATCGAGTTTGGCAAGCTCGGCGGCGGGGGAACAGAATGTCTCGTCAAAGAAAAAGTCGAGACTGCGCGTATCGAGCTCGTCGCCATGGTCCTGGAGGATCGGCTTGCCGCGCGAGACCTTGTGTTCGGCCAGCGCAGCCTTTCTGGCATTGCCCAAAGCCGTCGGCCCGGTCCAGCTGGCGGCGACACCCATCGTGGCTTCGCCGAGGATGATGTCGCCCAGATAGGCGAATGACATGATCCTTCCTCCTCAATAGGTGGCGCGGTCGCGCCGCTTCAGTTCGGCCTCGACGATGCCGGCGAGCTCGTAGGCGTAGGCGCGCAGCTGCTCCTTGAAATCCTCGCCGCCCGCCCCGCCATTGACCGTGACGTTGAACACCGGGTTGAGCGTCAGGGAGCCACCGCCGCCGCTGACGCCGGCCTGCGTGGCGCCGGCCCGTCCCGCGCCGTCCATGCCGGCGAAACCTGCGGAAGCCGGCTCGGGGATTGTAGCGGCGAGGCCCGCCGCCAGCGCCTGCGCGGCCATGATGGCGCGGGGCGCGCCCCGCGTGATCGCGCCGGCGAGCGTCTGCGCGAACTGCACGCGGTCGAGATCGGAGAGCGGGCCGACCTTGGCGGGCGAATGAGGGAGGTGGTCCCGCATCTTCTGGACGGTGTCGCGCACCGCCGCCACGGCCTCGGCCGCGCCGGCGCGGATGCCCGCCGCCAGCGTCTGCATGAGGCGCACGCCGTGGCTCTGCCAGTTCTGGTTGGCGAGAACCGCATTGGCCTGCGCCACCGCCTCGCGGGCGGCGGGCGGAATGGCGTCGATCGCGAGCTTGGCCGCCGTCGCCTGCTCCGCCGTCGCCTTCACCGTGGTGGCCGATGGGCCGAACACGAAGTCGCTGGCTTTCGAGAGCGCGTCGGTGACGGGCGAGATCAGCTTGCCGATGCGCTCGGCAGCGCCGCCCAGGAACTCGCCGACCTTGCCGAACGCGGCGGTGAATGCACCATGGAGCCTCTCGCCCCAGCCTCCCAGCCACTTGATCGCGGGCTCAAGCGCGGCGCTGAGGCCGCCGAGCACATCGGGGAATTCCGGAAGCGAAGGCCATTCGAGCGAGCCGAACCACGCCTTCACGCGCTCCCATGCGTCGCTGAACGCCTCGGTCACGCCATCCCATGCGGCTTTGGCGGCGGTCTTCAGGCTCTCCCACGCCTTGGCCAGCATCGGCCCGATGGTCGACCAGTTGCGGTAGACGTAATAGGCCCCGGCTGCGACCGCCGCGATGCCCATCAGGATCCAGCCGATTGGCGTCGTGAGCATGGCCGCGCCAAGCATCATCACACCGCGTGCAGCCATGGCGAGAGGCGCGAGCAGGAAGCGCAGCACTGCCCCGAACCGCGCGAACAACGCGCCTGCGATGGCGCTCACCCCACCAGCCGCCGATATCCCCGCAGCGATGCCGCCGAGCACGCCCTTCAGGAAGGCGAACGGAATCAGCAGCAGGCGCCCCACGGTGACGAGTCGGCCCATGATGCCAATCAACGTCAGCAGCCCGGACCCGAGCACCGCCCACACAAGCTTGAGCGCCGCCATGCCGACCAGCAGCAGCGCGACGGCGGTCGCGGCCTTGGCGATGCCGGCCGCCAGTTCCGGGTTCAGCTTGACCCATGCCTCGATCTGCCAAATGAGCTGCGTCATCTTCTCGATCTTGGCGTTGAATGAAGGCGCGATGGCGTTGCCGAGCGTCGTCCAGAGCTCGGAGACGGCGACGTTGAAACCCTTGACCTGCTCGACGCCGAGCCCCAGGCGTCGCGCGAAATCCAGATCGATCACGCTGTTGGCCGAAATGGCTTCGGCCCGGATGCGGCGGAATTCCTCCCATTTCTGCATCAGCGCGCGGGCGGCACCCAACGCCTGCTTGTCGGAGAAGATCGTGTTGAGCTTGGAGAGGTCGCCGCCTGTCGCCTGCTGGATGAGATCGTGGATCGTCTCCATCACCTTGCCGTTCGCCATGCCCTTCTGCATGGCGGCGACCGAGTCGATCCCGAGCGCCTCGAACGCTTTCTTGGCCGGTCCTAGCGTGATCTTGTTCAGCAGATCCTCGAGCCCGGCCACCGCGCTTTCAGACGATCCCATGCCGGCGCGCAGCACCTGCAACGCCGCCGCCAGATCGGCGACGGCCCGCACGCCCGTTTGCCCCATGGACGCATATTGCGACCCGAGCTTCGGAAAATACCGCGCCATGTCCTTGACTTCGAACTGGCCCTCCTTGCCGGCCTTCGCCATGACGTCGAGTGCCTTGCCGATCTCCGCCGGCGCGACCTTCATCTCGTTGATGAGGGCGGTGGCCGATTTGCCAAGATCGTCCATCGCCGCCTTGGTGGCGACGCTTGCCTTCGTCAGGCCCGGAATGATCGTCATGGCCGCGTCGACCGCGAGGCCGCCAGCGGCCAGCTGGTCGACGCCCTGCATGATTTCGAGGCTGTCGCGGTTGAGGTCCTTGGCCATGGTCCGGACCCGGTTGCCGAGCTCGGTGGCCTTCTGTTTGTTCAGATCGTATTTCAGCGCGACATCCGTCAGCGCGTCCTCATAGCTGTTCCAGGCGGTGGCGGCTTTGGTGATCGGCGCGGCGATCGAGGCGGCTGTCGCAGCGGCGGCAGTCACGCCGATGAGCGCATCCTTCTGGCGATCGGCGGCAGCTTCCTGTGCCTTGGCGAATTTCTCCGAACGCCCGACCGCCTCCAGTCCGCGCGCAGCATCGCGCACCTTGTTGATGGTGCCGCTCGCCCGGTCGATGGCCTCAAGGATCAGTTCGACGCGCAACGGACGGGCTCTCCTTAAGATGTGGTTTGTGCCGGCCAACCTGCAAAATTGCGCCGGAACGCAAACTGACCGGAATGCTTGACTTCAGCGCCCGCTCGGCCTCGCCGCCTGGTCGAGCCGCTTGTTCCTCTCGATCTGATGCTCGAACCACATCGAGAAATCGCTGGCGCTCATGGCCATCAGGTCTGCGAACCCCCAGCCTTCATTGACCATGAACACGATGGCGTCCGGCGTCGGCAGCAGCCGACGCCCTCTCAGTTTGGGCGTACGGCGTCCTGCTCCTGCGCGCCGGCCTCCGGCTCCTTGCCATCGCCGAGCAACTCGCCGGTGAGCTGCAGGAAATCGCGCCCGCGCACCGCGTCGCGGATCTCGCCCATGGTGAGGCGCTTGCCATCGAAGGTCGCGATGCGCTGCGCCAGATAGAGCGCGAACTTCGCGCTCTCCTTGCCGGCGGCCTTCTGCGCGGCGATGACGTCGTCGGTGGAGTAGTCGTCGTCGTAGCAGACGACGATGCGCGAGCGCTTCAGGATGATCGTCTTCGGTGCCCGCTCGGCGGTCTTGATCTGGTCGGCTATCTTGGTCTGGTCAGCCATCATCTTCATCCTTCGCCACCTCGGTCACGATCTGGAGCGTCGCCACGATTGTCTGCGTGGAGAGCCCCGCCTGGCGCGCGGCGGCGACGAGATCGTTCAAGGTTGTTTCGAGCGCGCTCTGGTTCATGTTCAGTAGGCGGGCCAGACATCCTTGCCGTCGACGCGGTTGATGTTCTGGAACACGTCGATCTCGCGGATGAACTTGCCGTTCTCGGTGCTCTTGGTGACGAGGCGGGTCACGGAGCATTCATGCTCGAGGCCGATGGGGTCATCGCCCATCTTGAAGGCGCCGAGCGTCTGCTCGGTGAACAGGAGGCTCACCATGGTGATGATCCGGTAACCCTCGGCCGCCACGACCCCGCCGGCGTCGAACACATCGACGAACTTCTCGAACTGCAGCGGCATCGCCACATTCGGCTTCGCGGTGCGGATCCACAGATCTGTTTCGAGCCAGCCGAACTTAATCTTGGCCTTGATCGGCTCCAGCGCCCGGCCCGGCAACTCCACTTTGCCGATCATGCCGAGCGCCTGATGTGTCACGACCTCATAGCCCACCTTGTCGAGCTCGAACTCCTCGATGCGCCCGATCAGGCGCGCGCCTTCGAGATAGGCGTCGACATTGGTGGTCTGACCTATGCGGATCTCGCGCATGGTTGCTCTCCGTCAGTTGGTGGCGCTCAGTTCGAGGCCGCGCCCAGCGCCAGCGCCGAGCGGATGAGGTTGATGTCGATGTAGCTCTCGACGGTGATGCGGTGCATGATCCCCATCGGGGCGGCGTCGAGCCGGTAATAGAACCGGCCTTCGCCGAGGATTTCCTCCGGCGTGTTCTTCGCCCGGTCGAAGGTGAACCGGCCCTCATAGAGCCAGCCGTCACGCTCCTTGCGGTTGATGTACTGCTGGATGGTGTCCTCGATATATTCGACGCGCTGCGGCGTTCCGCGCCGGTCGATATAGGGCATGAGGTTCCACTGGATGGTCTCGTGCAGGATGTCGTACATCGCGCGAATGTGGAGCCAGGATGTAGCTTCAGCCGCGCCTGTCGCACCCCATGAGGAGGCGTGCGCGCCCCACGTCACGATCCCTGCTCCGAACTGGCCCATATTGGCGGTCGCGATGCCGGCCTCGTTCAGGAAGTTCGTGTCGCTGGCGTAGTCACCAGGATAGAACTGCATCGGGATTTCGAGGCCCGAGACATCGGGCATCTTCCGGTTGGAAGGCGAGGCGGCCGGGCCGCCATCGTCATCGTTCTCCTCGCGGTTGACCACCTCGTTCCAGACGCCGGCCAGATGCTGCGAATAGGGCTGGAGGCTCTGGCCCGACGTCACCGGGTCGAGCGCCATCAAATGTGGCGCGCAATAGACCAGCCGGTCATCGCCGAGCTGGTAGGGCTGGGCGACGCCGCGCAGTTGCACGAGGCCCTGCTTGGTGGTGCCGAGCGGCATGTCGCAAATGCCATGCGCGCGGATCTTGTTGGCGATGGTCAGCATCGCCTGTCGCACCGACAGCGTCGTCGAATAGCCGGGCGCGATGATGCGGCGCGGGAAATAGCCGAACTTGCCATAGGTGTAGCGCGACGCCTCCAGCCCGCTGGGGATGCCGGCGACGCTCAGCCCGCCGATGATCATCGCCGGCGTGACCACTGACGGATCAGGCGCGCCCTCGGCCTGGTGCACATCCGGATTGAACACGTTGCGGACGATGATGGTGCCGACGCCGCGGCCACGATCCTTGTTGAACATCGAGAACAGCGCGCGGGGAATGGTGTAGGCGCCGGGCGTGCTGAATGGCCCGAACGCGGCGACGGCGTCCTCCTTGGTGCGGATGACGATGTCCGTCTCGATATAGTTGGCGCGCGCCTGCGGCGTCACATGCACCACCTGGATGGGGGCGGTGCCGACCAGATAGGTGGTCGCCGCCTTGATGTCGCGGATAATGCGGCCGCCCTCGAAATGCTCGATGACCTCCGGGCCGTGATGATACTCAGCCATTGCTGTCTTCCTTTCGCGCGCGCGCCTTCGTGTCGGTCTTCGCCTCGCCGGCGGCGGGTGTGAGGTCGGCCTCGGGAGCGGGCTCGATCAGGCCGAACGCCAGCCAGCCTGCGGCCTGTTCGGTCGTTGCGTCGATCTCGGCGGGGATGGGTGCACCCGTGGCGACAAAACCTGCGAACACGCTCTTCGCCTGTTCGGGGCGGGCGGGATCGGCCTGCCATATTTCGATGACCGTGGGCGGCCCCTTCCAGATGTATCGCGCCATGTTCAAGCTCCTTGCGTGGTTGCGCTGCGCGGCATCAGCACGGCGGCGCGGCGCGCTGCGCCCGGCGTCACCAGGCCGGCCTCGAAGTCGAAGCGGTACTGGAAGATGTTGTTGTCCTGCCGCTCGAGCTCGCGGCGGAGCGGGCGCAGAGCCGTGGAGCCGGCGAGGCTTTCGCCCTGCAGCGCGAGCCTGATCTGTTCCAGCAGGTCATATGCGCCGCCGGTCCCCCGCAACGAACGCACCAGCAGAACCACGCTGAGCTGCACAGTCGCCCGGCTCCCCTGCTCGCCGCGATGGCCAGCCTGGTCAAACTGGTCGCCGTTCCACAGCACCAGCGCGGCAGCGTCATCGCCCTCGAAATCGAACTCTTCCGGCGCATCGGGGAAATGCTCGACCCTCACGCGGTTGGAGAGGCCCGCCTTGAGCCGCTCGACGGCGGCGTCGCAGATCTGGTTGAGCATCGACGCGCGCGGCTGCTCTAGCGCGGCGGGCGCGGAAGGGTGGTTCGGCGGGATCACGAAAGCTGGAGTTCCGCCACTCACCGAAAGCCCTCCAGCATGCCCGTGCGGCGCGGGGCGGGCAGCGCGCTGATCACGCGCATCTCGTTCGAGGCGTCGGCCGCGCCCGGGGCTGCGTCGGCGGGCGACGGCAGGTCGAGCGTGAGCTTGCCGGCGGCGACATCCTTGAGGCGCGCGATCGCCTCGTCATAGCGGGACTGCACCGTTTCGTTCATGGCGCTCTGCTGGCCGCCGCGTCCGCGCAGCCGCCAGCGTGCGATGTCGGCGGCGAAGCCGGCGAGCATCGGCGTGCCGGAGACCGCACCCGGCCAGCGATCGCGGACATAGCCGAGCACCATGGCGCTGGCATGGGAGATCGCCTCCTCGATGCGCGAGGCGTCGAGAACGCGGTGGTCGCGCGGTCCTGTGCCGGCTATCTGGAGGCATTCCTCCTCGCCGACCAGATCCACGAACTGCACAACCGTCAGAAGCATCACATCCTCGAGGCGCGGCTGACGCCGCTGGAAAGGGGTGCCGGTCTTTCCCGGCTGTCAGCGGTCTCAAGCCGCAGGCGTGCCATTTGTTGCGCCAGCAGTGCTGGTGCCGGCAGGACTGGCGTCCGAGCCACCTTTGCCGCCGTCGCCCTTGCCGGGCTTCGGCTGCTTTTCGGATTTGGAAGGCTTCGCCGGAGCTTCGCCGATGACACCGAGCGCCGTGAGCTCGGTGGCCTCATCTTCGGTGAGTTCGACGAGGACCGTCTTGCCCTCGACCGGATCGAGGCGCTTGCCGCCGACCTTGAGCGGCGCGAGCACCGCGTAGCTGGATTTTTCCTGTGACATGGCTCCCTCCCTCACGCAGCAACGGCGGACTGGAAAAGGAAGCCGGCGTCGGCGCCCACCAGATAGGGACGGCGCTCGACGGTGGTCGGGTATTTCCACGACTTGATGTCGCGGTCATACCAGGGGCTCTCGACACTGGGGTAGCCCTTGAGCCGGTAGCCATAGGCGAAGCTGGGCACCATCCAGTTCGACGCCTTGGGATACCAGGCGAGAATGGCGTCATTGCCCCAGATATCGACGCCGGCCGCGTCGTCGGCCACGCCATCGGGCAGATAGATGCCCTTGCCGACGATGACCTCATCGATCTGGAGATAACGCGCCAGCATCGCCTCGGTGATCGAGTCGGCGCTGGTGTATTTGAACTGCTCCTTGATCTTCGGATGGTTGATCAGCGCCGCGAAGACGGTCGCGCCCAAGGTCAGCTTGTTGGGATAGCGCCCGACACGGCGACGAATCGCCTCTTTGGCGGCGTCGATGTCCGCCTTGGGATCAGAGGCGGGATCGCTCCAGCGCGCCGCGCCGGCGAGCGTCACCTTGTTGGAGGCGGCGTAGGCGGCGGCGTTGCGGACGATGGCGGCCGCCTCGATCTCGTAGCCGAGATCCAGCACGTCGAGCACCATCTGCACCGCGCTCTGGCCCATGTCGACGCCAGGCACGCGCGCGGCCTCCTCCTGCGTCTCGACCGGCACCACGCCCTGCAGCGCGTCCTGCACCAGTGAGATCGGGTCCGACGCGTAGCCATACTGGACGGTCAGGATCGGCGCGCCGGGCGCGCGGCGCGTGGCGAGCTTGCGGAAGCCCTCCTTGCCGAACTTGATCAGGCGCATGTTGCGCGCCGGCACGTCGACGGACGGGAACACGCGGCCCGCGATGAACTCCTGGTTGGAGTAGCCTCGGGCGTAGTTCGAGAGGACGACGTCGACGACGCCTGCCTGCTGGGTGGTCATGGCGCGGGTCATGCGCGGATCTCCGTTCAGCGGATGAGGATGAAGAGGGTCTGCCCGGCGCCGGCGACGGCGTTGAGCGCGAGGCCGACGCGGTTGGCCGCGATGCCGTTGGCGGCGGTTGGGTCGGTGACGCCGCGACCCTGCGCGTCGGGCGTGACGCCCGCCCCGAGAGCAACCGCGCCGCCGCTCTCGACAGCGACGATGCCGGCCACATCGACGGCGAGCACCTGGCCCGCCGTGAAATCAGTCTGCGCGACGCCGAGCACCATGTCGGCGGCGATGGCCTGCGCGCCTGCGAAGGACACGAAGCGCTGCTGGACGCCCGCGCCGCTGGCGGTGATCGAATGGGTGAAGGTCTGGGTTCGCATGTCCGCTCCTCAGCGCGTGACGGCGGCCACGGCCGCCATGTAATCGGTGCCCGGATGCGCGGCCTGGTGGGCCAACGCCTTGTTGTGGGTGATTGCGGACGCCGGGTCCGCCGCCATGCCCTGCGGCAGCGCGAACTCGGCGATGCCGCCCGGCTCCTCGCCAAGATCCACGGCGCCGAAGCGGATCGCGGGCTGCGCGGCGAGGATCGATTTCAGGAGGTCCGCGCCGCCCTCGTTCTTCGTCTCGCCGCCTTCCGCGAACGCGACCTCGAGCCGCGCCGCGCCGATGGGCGACAGCGCGTCGAGCAGGCCGACGGTCTTGTCTTTCAGGACAGGCAGGAGCCGGCCCTCGGTCACGAGCCTCTCGGCGAACGCCAGATTGTCGGCATGGGCGAGATCGCGCTCGCGCTTGTCGAGATTGGCCGCGCGCGCCTCAAGCGCTGTGGCGTCAGCGGACGTCTTCGGGTCCATTGTCTTCTCCGGTTCAGGGGATGTCGGGGCCGCCGGCGCGGCGAAACTTGTCATGCGGCCAACCTCGGGCGGGTCGCGCTCAGCTGCCTCATCGACCCAGCTGATCGACCAGGCCGGCAGGGCCTTGTCGGCGGTTTCGAGGCCGAATTTCTCGATGATGAAATCACGCATCGAGCGGAACAGGCCGGCGACATCGCGCAGCGCGGTGCCGTCGGCGAAGGTGACCACACCCTCGTCGCCCGCGAACTGGACCGGCTTCAGTCCGCTGACGGCCGGCGCGGCCGCGCCAAGGAAGCCGATATGTTTCGGATAATACGCGCCGGGCTTCGGGTTGTGCGGCGCGTCGGGTGTGAAAAGAGACAGCGAGATGCGCTTGTATCGACCCGCCGCCACCGCCTCGCCGAAGGCCGGCTCGATATCGGCCAAATCCGCCAGGAGCCGCTTGCTGCCCTCGTCCCAACGGAAGGCGCTCGCCCATGCGAAGGCCGGGTCATCGGTCTTGGGGTGGCCGACCACGGCCGGGGCGGGATGCGCGGCGGCGTCATAGCCGGAGGCCAGCGCCTTGAGATCGGCTTCGGTGAACGAAATAGGCGCGCCGGCCATGGGCGTGAACGTGCCGGGCCGGAACACCTCCACGGTGCGGGTGGTCTTGCTGCTGGCTGCGCTGCTGGCTGTCTGGCCGCCTCCCGGCATCTCGTCCCCATCTCCGCGTGAACAGCCCTTGGCGGGCATTGCAGGACGAGCTTTGAAAGGATTTGCCGGAAGCGGTTAGGTGCGACGTTCACACAGCGGGCCGCAAGGACAGACGCCGCTTTTCTTTTTGCCGCGGCAGTTGAAGTGCGGCAAGCCCGCTGGCGAATGCTGCCCTTCACGCTGGACAAGCGATCACCTGTGCATATCCCGGGCTTTTCCACAGGGCAAATTGCCTATGTTAAATCCTGAGCCCGGCGAATCCTCGCACAATCTCCGCATCACTGGAGATGACTCGCATGGACAGGCACTTCACGGCGCGTTTCTACAAGATTTCACGCATCGGCAACGAACCCACGCAGATCGCTGAAGCTATTGACCGGATCGAAAGGGCGGCGCTGCATGACCGGCGGCAAGAGACCCGCAATGGCGTAGCGTTGAGGATGGAGACCATCCAGCGCAGGCGTGGCCTTTACATTTGCGACATGTGCCGGATCCAGGGCGACGACAAGCCTGGCAATTTCAGGCCAGAAGGCATCGAGCCGCTCGACGTCGACGAGCGCGCGCGCCGTGCCATGCCATCACTTGCGCTCGCTCACCTTGACGACGGCCATCGCGATGCGCAGCAGTCGCGGATGGGCGAAGCCTCGCCCTTGCTCGACGCCCTCCAGAGTGCGCGCCGACACTCCTAGCGCCGCCGCAGCGGCATGGATGGACATGTCTCCCCGCCATCTTTTGAGATCGGCGGCCAGTTCCGCTGGATCGTCGGGGCGCATCACTTGGGCCGCCATCATCTTTTCATAGGCCGCCTGCGCCTTGCGTGCGTCAACGCTTGCCACGCCATGGCCGGTGTAGCAGACCAGGACGCCGGCCTGCGAACGCGCCAGCCACCCTTCGCGCGGGGCGTCCATGACGGCGAGCAGTGTGTATCCGGGCGGCGAGCGCGGGGCGTCGTCGCCGAGGGGCCGCAGGCGCACCCGCGCCCGGTTGTCCGACTTGTCCATGGTTGCTTCCTCCAAAAAGGTGGGGCGGCTCTCGCCGCCCCTCCGGGTCAGACCTGATCCGCGAGATAGGCGGGCAGGGCGTCGATGCGGGCGATCTTGTAGGAGGCGCGCCCGCTCTCATTGTGGGCGAGGTGATAGGTCTCGCCATCGAGGTCGCTGATGAAAGCCTTGGCCGCGTCGCGCGTGGCGAACTTGCGGGCGCTCTGCCCATCGTCGCGGAGGTAGAGGCTCTTGCGCGTGGCGGGGCCGTAAAACTCGCGGCTGACGACGATCACATAAGTCATGTCCGTATCTCCACCCCTGATCCGGCGAGGCGCCCGCATCAACCTTTGTTGATGCGATATATATACGCAATTTGCGTATCCGTGTCAACAGGGCAGATGCAGATTTTTTCAGCGTCGGTTGGCGCGCCGTCGGCTAGCCGAAAGGCTATGGCGGGCCGACTCCGCCAGCCGGACGCTGTTTGCGTTGTGGTATGGAGCCTGCGCCTACATGAGCTTGCGCATGTTTTCGATCGTGCGAATCCTGCACATCATCGATCGCGCCGGCATCCGCCAATAGCCCATCAAGCCGCTTTGATTCTGACGCCCGTCTGACGCTCCGTAGCGAGCATCCACAATGCGTCCGGTAGGGTGATGGCCCGTGGCCCCTCAGCGGCACCCCTGAGCCCCCGCGTCAACGCGGCTCGACAGCCAGCCATTGGGCGACGGCGCGCCGCGATGCGGCCTCATCCAGCGCACCGAAGCCCACCATAGGACGCGGCGGCAATGTCACCTGCCGCGCCATCACTACCTTGCCGGGATGACGGCTGGTCGCCTTGCCCACCACCAGCCCGCCACGAGGCCGGCTGATGCGCGCGCCGCCCATAGGGATTGCCAGCATCTTGCCTTTCTTCGGCACGATCGTCGCGCCGAACTGCTGGGCCGCCGCATAGATCGTGTTGACGCCGACGCGCAGCGTCTTGCCGCTGACCTGATATGCGCTGGATTTCATCAGCGCGCCCGAGCGGCGCAGGATCGGCCCGCGCGCGCCACGAAGCAGGACCGTCAACGGCTTGAGCGGTGCCCATTTCTTGCCATCCGGATCCGTGCCTGTCTCGAATCGCCTGCGCTGCGCTTTCAGGAGCGCTTCGCCGATCACTTTCAGACCGCCCGAGGGATTGCGCGCCTTTGCGGACAGCTCGGCCATCACAGCTTCGGCCCGGGCGATGCCGGCGGCATCGATCTTGAGACGGATGTCGAGCGTCATTGAGTTTTTCCCAGACCAGTGCTAAACAATTCCGCGACCGTTGTGATCACAGCTGACCTCTGTATCCCAGTTGCGACGGCGTCAGGGCGGCCGGTCAGGGCCGCCCTCATTTTTTGACGCGCCGCCACAGCAATGCGCCTCGGCGCTGGCGCTCCAGATATTTCGGATCTGGTTTGTGGTTTTCGCCCCTTGTGGGGTGGAACGCCGTCGCGCCCTCCCATCCCGATTGCGACCAGGCGAACGACACGAACTCCGGACTGTCTCCTGAAAACCTGAGATAACGTCGGACAATGCGCAGTGCGCCGTCGCGGCCAACCGCCCGATCGATCCAGATTTCGTCGGGATCGCGGATCGCCTCCGCATATCGCAGCACATGGATGGCCCGTGCGTCGCGTGACAGCTTGAGGTTGCCGGCGTCGTTGACGAAAAGCGCCAACCCGATGGGGATGGCGTGTCCGGCCGGATCACGCCAGATGCGGGCGATGTCGCGGGTCGCGCCAAATTCCGCAAGAAACGCATCGATGTACGCCATCATCGGCAGGCCTGCCGGCATGAGCTCGGATTTGAACGGCCGGTTCGGAACCGGCAGGCCGGTCACCTTTTGGGATGTTTCTCCAAGCGGTTGCAGCGGGTTCTGCAAGGCAGGCGGCACCAGCCCACGCGCCCAATCCTGCCCCGGCGCGTGCGCCCAGCCGAACCCGACGCCGTTCGGCACACGCACCAGCTCGCCCGTCTTCGGATCGCGCACCTCGCGCTCACCCAGATCAGGAGCCACGCCCGGCGTCAGATTGTCATCGGCCAGATCGTCGTCCGTCAGCGTCTCGACGCCGCAGGAGCAGAACCAGTCATTCGGCGGGTAATGCTCATCCCACCACGGATCATCCCAGGCGAGAATAAGCTTGTCCCATGCCACGTGCTGCTCGCGCGGATCCTTCGGCGTGCGGTGATAGGCATGGCGGTAGCGCCACCATTTGTAGACCTTGACCAGATCCGGGTCCGTCATCTGCTTGTAGCGGCCCGCCGCATAGGCGGTGGCGAGATTGGTCTCGTAGATGACCCTCGCCCGCCAGGCACGGCCCTTGGCGGTGCCTTCCCCTCTCCATCCGGTCCAGCCATGGCGGCCGACGATCTCCTCGAACTGCCGCGCGAACTCGGCTGTCGAGGACTTTCCTGCGATGCCTTTGGCGACCTCGCCGAGGATGTCGGCTATGAGGGCTTCCTTCGTCGCGCCGGCGATGACGGCTGACCTGTCATGCGCGCGCCCGTCGATGTCGCGCCAGCCCTTCGAAGGCAGGGCGATCTTCTGCCGAAAGAAATCGATCGCCTCCTGAAACGGGACGTTGAACTCACCTCGCTCCGGCGCGGATGCGTTCATCGCGCCCTCGGCTTGCGCCGGCGCGTCGCGTCGAACACATCTGCGCGTCCCGTGAGCTCGGCCACGGCCAGCGCGGGCGCCATGACGTTGCCGAGGGAATCGAGCGTGAGCTCCGGGTCGAGCGCGAGCAGGCGGAATTGCAGGCTCGCCAGATCCTCGCCCTCCGCATGAGCCCGTCCGATCTCGGCGCGGATGACGTCGAGCCAGCCATCGATGGCCGGCTGCGCATAGTCCTCCAACTGGTCGGCGAGTTCGGACATGCCATGGTCGTGGCCGCTGTCTGTTTTCTCCGCAGCGAACTGCATCTGGCGCTGAAGCGCCTTGTCGCCCGCCTCGCCGACACTGGCCTTGGGCGCGCGCAGGGCTGGTCCCGGCGCAGCCGCCGCGATCCGCGCCAGCACGTCGGCCGGCATCTCCGGCAGCAACCCTGCATCGCTCATGTCGGTCACGGCGTTCGCGAATTCGCGATCACCCAGCCGCGCCTTTAGGTCGAACAACGCATTGAGATGCGCGACGCCATTGGCGATCCGGTGGCGGCGGAGCAGTTCCTGCTGCACCGCGTTCTTGATCCGCTTCCGGCGCAAGGTCGGCGTCTTCGCGGCGGGCAGATTGTAGTCGAGGATCCAGCGGAACAGCGTCTCTCGGAGCGTGTCCGAAAGAAGGTCTGCGTCGCTGTCGACGATCTGCTCCTCCGCCTCCTTGTGGGTCTCGGAGGCTGCGCGCGATCCCTGTCCCTGCGTGTCCGTCGCCAGCGTCGAGCCGAACACGCACAGGCTCATCTGGTTGTCCCAGTATTCGCACCAGCGCTCATAGCCGGCGTTTCCGGCCCTCGTCGCCTCCAAATAGGTCAGCTCGGTGCCGAGCGGCACGACCACGGCACCGGCCTGGACCATGTCCTGGAGGGATTTGAGCAACCTGTCCTGGTCGGCGGGCAGCGTCCCATGCGCGTATTTCCCGACAGGCGTCGGAGAGGCGAATTTCTCGAGGAATGTCAGCCAGAACGCGACGCCCTCGCGCTTGAACAGCACGGGCCAGAACAGCTTGGAGCCCAGGCCGAGGCCATAGGGATTGTTGCCCTTGACCCCGAAACGGTGGGTGATGAACTTGCGCTCCGGCAATTCGATGCCCCATGCCGGCTGTTCTCGCGTCAGCAAACGGGCGCGCCATTCGGCGTCGAAGACGAAGCGACGCGGATCATGGGCGACGACGCGCTCCGGCAGGATCGCGCTGCCCTCCCGTCGCCAGGCGATCTCGGCGATTGCGTAGCCATAAAGGGTCGCGTCGAGCAGATCGCGGCACAGCCGGTCGAAGGGCAGGGCGGACAGGACGCTTTCGATGAGCTCGGCGCCCGCCTGGTCCTGCGGATCATCCGAGGCCGGCTCGATCGTCCATTCCCGGCCGATCAGCGAAAGCTTGCGCTTTTCAAGCACCGCATGGGCGTGGGTGTCGCGCTCGACCTCGGCATAAAGACCCACGCCCTTGCCGCCGCCGCGCTGCAGCATCGTCTCGTCGAGCGGCTGCAGGACATCGGTGTAGAACGGAATGGTGATGTCGTTGCGCGCGGTCGCGATCAGCTGGCGCTGGTCGGCGGGCAAATTTTTGCGGGAACCCTCACTGGCTTCAACCGGTGTCTTCGCCATCACATCCTCCAGCCATCGGTTGCTCCGCCGCTGCGCCCGGCCATCCTGATGGCGGCGCCGGCCCCGCCCATCGCCCCGCCGCGTGTCACCGCGCCCGACCACAGCATCTCGAGGCAATCCGGCCCGTCATCATGAGCGCCCGAGGGCCATTGCCTGAGCTGCTCCAAAAGGGCTGTCTGCGACGGGTGCAGGCGAATGAGACCGGCGAGCATCGGCGGCTGCAGCCTCTGGATGCGCAGGCTTTTGTCGGCGATAGGCAGCACTGGAAGCGCAGGCAGGGCCACCTCCTGGCGCACCGCCTCCTTCATGATCTCGGTGCGCAGGAACTCCTGGAACTGCACCGCCTCGACAAACCAGAGCGCCGGTTGCCAGCGCTTCGCCATGGCGATCACGTCGGAGATGATGACATCGGGCAGCCGCCGCGCGATCGACGCCTCGACCACATCGAGCACGCCGGTCTCCGGATCCAGCCCGCCGACCAGGATGGCGGACGGGTCGCGGTTCGCGCCGTGCTTTCCCAGAGAGGGGTCCACCGCGCCGAAGAATATCCAGCGCGTCTGTTTCATCACCCAGAACTGGATGGCGCGGAAAGGACTTTCCTCGGAGATCGGCTCGCCCTGCTTCTCCGACATGAAGGCCGTTTCGGATGATGCGCGCTCGACCATCAGCGCATAGAGCGTCTCGACCTGTGGCCAGTTGACCACCGCGCCCCGGTCCATCTCCGTGCGGTTGGCGAGATAGAAGGCGTGGGCGTCATCCTCGCCGATGTTGAGCAGGACTTCCTGCCAGCGGTCCCAGAGATCCATGCGGTCGGGGAAACTCTCCACCGCCTTGAAGTGCCGCGCCTCCCAGCCGGGCTGTCGCGACATCCGCACCAGAACCGAATCGTAATGCAGCACGGTGCCGAGCATGACTATGTCGAGCGAGCCATCCGCGGCGCCCAGCTTCGCGACGGCCTTTTCGACCCAGCCCTGCAGTTTGTTGCGATAGGCGGGGCTTTCGACGTTCACGTCGTTCTCGATGTCGTCGAGGATGACGAGATCGGGGCGGTGCGGCCCATGCCGCTTGCCGCGCAGCGCCTGGCGCGCGCCGGCGCCCAGCATCATCACGCGGTTGCGCGTCACGACCTCGCCCTCGCGCCAACGGCGGCCCGCGCCGGTGAACTCGGGATAGTCATAGGCGAGGCGCGGATTGCTCTCGATCTCCACCTTGATCGCTTCGACCATGAGCGCCGCCTGCTCATAGGTGTCCATGGCGATGATGATGAAGCGCTTGAGGCCGCGCAGCGCGCACCACAGCGTGAACAACTGCGTGGCGATGGTCGATTTGGCCGAACCGCGCGGCGCGATCTTCAGCCGGCGGTGCCCCTTGCGCCCTGCCGCAGCCTCGCTGAGGAGCATCTGCGGCAGATCCTCGAACAGGTGGAGATGCAGCCGGCTCGGAGCCTCGGTGAGGTAATGGGGGAAATAGGTCTCGCAGAAAAACCGGAAACCGTCAGGAGCCAGCACGGTCTTGCGCCGCGTCTGACGCAGTGCCTCGTCGATGGGGAAGCCGTCGACATTTGCGTCGATCGCCGCGCGCATCGAGGCGCGCAGCTGGTCCATGCTGTCCTTGAACGCCTTGGGGCTGAGTTTGCGGCCTTTGAGGTCGGTCATCCATACACCTCGCCGAGCTGCTCGCCGAACGGCTCCAGCACCTCGAGCAGCGCGGGCGCGGCGTCAGGATGGTGGCGGCTGACGAATTCGGCGAGGCGGCGCAGCACATCCATCGCGACGCCGAGCTCGCTGATTTTCGGCGAGAGCCGCCCCGCCGAGTTGACCGTCTTGTTGAATGAATCCGCGAGGCTCGCGAGGATCTTGGCCTTCTCGAACGGCGAGACACCCTCGGCCGATTTCAGATCCTCGATCGCCGATTGATGCAGGGCGACATAATCATGCACCACGGCGGTTACGACGCTCTCGAGGCCCTCGCCGGCGATGGTGGATGATGCCCGCGCCGCATCCCAGTTGTCGCCCTTTTCGACAGCCTCGGCTTTCCAGCGGCGCAGCGTGCGCTCCGGCACACCCAACCCGAGCGCGATCACCGGCAGCGCTTGCCGCTCATGCACATATCGCTGGCGCGCGGTGCGCCTCGTCTGCTCGTCATGGGCCATGCGCGATCACGCGCCGCTCTTCAACTTGGCGGAGAGATAGGCAATCCCGACCGAGATCACGCCGCCGGCGACGGTGCCGTAGACGCCGGACTTGACCTCGACATTGCGCATGCGGTCATCCAGCCCGTCGAAGCGCGACCCGAGCGCATCGAACCCTTTCTTGATCTCCTCCCCATGAACCTCCTGGCGCGTCTCGATGCGGGCGAGGCGCTCCCTGATGTCGGCGATCTCACGCGCGTCGCTCATCGGCTGGCCCTCTTTTTCCCGCACCACGGCTTTGTCTTGCGGCGGCCGTCATAGGCGACGGCCAGCCCCTTCAGCTTCATGTGCTCTGCCGCCGAGCGCCAGCCGCCATCGGCGAAGACCTCGAGCTCGCCAAGCACGCGGCCCGCGTATTTATCCGGCCTGATCTGCCCGACCCTCGCCGCCCGCCCGCGCGTGAAGTCGTCAAGCTCGGTCGCGGCTTGTTTGCCCAGCCGCCACTCCTCGTCGCAGGAGGCGCAGCTCTGGCCGCCCGAGGAGCGCTGGCCGATGCGGCTCGTCCCGCAGCGATGCGATTCCGGCGCGTCGATCCCGAGCACGCGCACCAGCGTCTCCTGTCCGGGGCAGGGAGCGCGCCCGCAGGGCCCATCGCGGAAGCGCACATCGACAGTGTCGCCGTCGCGCACCGCCAGCAATTCGACCGGGAACGGGCCAGGCCACCGCGCCTTGGCAGCGTCGGCGGCGATTGGCCAGAGCGTCAGTAAAATCAGGACGAGAAAGCGCATCTCAGTTCTCCAGGCTTCGCACCGCAGCCGCACGCCGGGCTTCGCAGATGCGCAGGGCGGCGCGGTCACGCCCCCAGAATTTGACGGTCTCCCCCGCCGTCAGACTGCGGTCCGGCAGCGGAACGGGAGATGAACAGGGCGTCAGCGCCGACGCGGGCAGCGTCGGCTTGGCCAGCCGCGTGACCAGCACGGGATCAGCGGGCGAGGAGGCGCACGCGCTCACGGTCAATGCCGCAAGCGCCAGCGCCAGGAAGCGAGGCATTGCTCTTCTCCAGATCGGTGATTTGCCCTGTCAGACGCTCGATCTCGCCGCGCGCGGCCATGTCAGCCGCCGCCGCGTTGATCGCCAGGCGTGCGCGCTCAACTTCGGCCTCGGCCGTCGAGCGCGCGATCTCGCCCCGCCAATGGGCGTCGCGTTCGGCGCGCGCCTCGATGCGGGCGGTGTCGACCATCGTTTCGATGCGGGCGACGCCGCGCCAAAACGCGATTCCAGTGATACAAACGAGGGCGATCAGTATAATCGCCCGGCCAGAGATTTTACCAAGGTCCAATCCCAGCCGGGCGGCGAGCAAGCCGATCATCCTGCGCCTCCGTCGGGCGGACGTCGCGCCCGGCGCTCCGGCTGGGCCGGACGGCCCGCCAGTTGCGAGAGCGCGCGCAGATCGAAATGGCCGATGGTCTGGTAGACGCCGAGCAGCGCGGCGATCAGTGTCGCCATGATCGGAACGACGATGGCCGCCATGTCGCGCCCCAGCCACATGGCCGCGCCGAGCGCGGCCCAGCAGGCCAGGAGATTGGCGGTCGTCCAGCCCTTGGAAAAGGCGCGCGACGGCTTGGGCGGCAACGGCGCAGCGCTCATGCGTCCTCCGGGAGCGTGACCCGCTGCGGCCGGAAGATGGCCCGGTTGAGCGCCATGAAGCCTTGCTCTATTTGCGTCCGGGCGATCGCCAGCCAACGCTGATCGATTGACGCATCCTCGCGATAGGCGTCCATCATCCGAAGGACATTCTCTTCAATGCGCTTGTGGCCGTTGACCAGATCGACCTTGTCGGCGGTCTGGTCGGTGTAGCCTGCGACAGGAAGCCCTTTGTGCATTCTCAGGCCTCCCGGGTCGGCGGGGGCGCGGCGGCGCGCTTCTCATGCGGCAGCGAGGGGCGCGGAAGGCGGTAGGGCCCATTCCACGGCGCGACCGGCTCAGGCTGGCCCCTGGGCCAGTAGAACCCGACGAATTCCTTCTTCCGGAATGGCGAGATGTTGACCTCGTCATTCTGGTTGCCGCCGACGAGATAGATGAACAGCCCATCCTCGCCGACATAGAAGCCGACATGGCCGGAGGCCGGGCCGCGATTGGAACTCTTGACCGCGACGCAGCCCAGCATCGGCCGATCAAGGCGGCGGAACTCCTTGCTCGACACATAGGAGCGGGCCATCGCCGAGCCGGAGCCCGACACGCCCACCGTCTCCAGCATCGCGTTCGTGAAAATTGCGCACCACGGCACCTTGCCATCGTCGCCGCCGAGCGGGGTCTTGCCCATTTTTCGATACTGGATGATGCGCGGGTTGGACGCCGCGCCCGCAACCTCGCGCTGCCCCAGCTCATCCAGGGCTTTCATCATCCATGCGGGCTTGGGCGCAGGCTTGAGGTGGGCGAAGCGCTGGGGAATGGGCGTCATGGCCGTCTCCGTCCTCGGGCGAATGTGCCGGGACGATGCGCGGCGCGCGGGCGCGCGATGAGGTGAGACGTTCAGGCGAGGGGAGTGGTCACTCGGCCGCCGGAGGGCGCGCGAGCCAGTCATCCATGTCGATCTGCCGCTCATCCAAGCGCCGCGAGCGCCCCCGCGTCAAGAGCGGGCGGCCGCTGAGCGCCTTGTTGATGGTGCGCCAGGAAAGGTCGAGGGCGAGCGCGATCTCGTTGACGGTCAACCCCGCGCGCCGCATCTCGGCAGCAATCCTCGCCACAGCCTCTGCGCGCCACGGGCATTTCGGCACGTCGATGGTCTCGGGCCCAAACATGCGGCTCAACTCGCGGGCGGCCTCCTCGCCGAGCAGATTGAGCGGCAACTCGCTGCGCCATGTCGACGGCACGTAAAGGCGCGTGCCGCCGAACTGCGCTGCGAAGCGCAGGGCCGTCTCGACGCCCATCTGCTCCGCGATGCCGGCGAGGCTGTCGACGATGTCGTCGACCCCGACCACTACGCCATGCAGGAAATGGGGCGCACTCACGAGCGCCCCCCAAAGATCGCGATCTCGATGCGCAGGATCTTCGCGACGACGCCCTGCAGCCTGTCCTCGAGGATGACGCGGCGATGCGCGTTCGGAGCCAGCCTGCGGATGCGGGCGATCAGCTGGTCCCGCTCCCCGGCGAGCCGCGCGAGTTCGGCCAGCTCAGGCGCGACCAGCAGCGGCGCGTCCTGCGCTATTGACCGTGTGGCGGGCGGGCGATGGAGGCGCGGCATCAGATGCTCCCCCGGCGATGCACGTCGAATGGCCCGTCGATGACGGTGACCACCTGGCCGCCCTTGACCACATAGGAGTGGCCCTCGGCCGTGATCACGTATTCATGCGCGCCGATGCTCGACGCCGCCTGTTCGGCCCGCGCCAGCGAGGCGGAGATGGCGCGGCGCAGCGCCTCGACGTCGAGCCCGCCGGCGCGCTCGAGGAACCGGACAAGAGCGTGATCGGTGACGCGCAGGGTCATACTCCCCTCCCGCCTGCAGGATCGGCAGCAAACCACTCGCGCTCGCGGTGGAGCGCTGCCTCATGACGCGCGATGGCGCCGCAGAGATCCGCAAAAACGGCGAAGCGCCGCCCCTCGTCCGTCACGACGGCACCGCCTTGGTCGCCCTCGATCTCGACGTCAGGATCCGCGAAATGCCATTCCTTCGTCGGCCTCCCGACCTTCGGGCTGACGATGAGCACCGACACGCGCGGATCGGCGAGCGACCGGTATTCGGTCCGCCCACCAAATTGCCCGTCAATCGCGTAGCATAGCCGGAACCCGGCCAGTTTGAGGCCGTCCGCCACCTGATCGGCGGTTCTCGGCACGCGCAGGGTCATCACGCGCTCCCTCCGCTCAATGGGGTAGGGTCGCGGTCAATGGGGTATTCGGCAGGGCGATCATGCCCTGTTGAGCTCGCCGCCGGCGTGACGGTCTCGATCACCAGCTTGAGGTCTTTGTATCTGGCGGCGCAGCCCTTGATGATCGCGTCCGCCCCCTGCCGCGAGCAGACATAGGCGTCGCCGGCGCGCCGCGTGAACGCAAAGCCGCTGATCCTGTTGGTGGCCGAAAGGACCACCCAACCCATATCCTCGTCGGCATAGCGCCGGTTGATCTGTGTGACGCGGATGCGGCAGCGCTCGCTCATAATGCGCGCTCCTGCCGAATCAGGCACGTCTGGCACTCGATCTCATGGAGACCGCCGGCATGATCGAGACCAAGTTGCTTCAGGAAGTGATTGAGGCTGTCGGAGGCATCAAGGGTGTCTCCGACGCCGTAAAGGTCTTGAAGGATCTGAAGGACATCTTCGGAAAACGGGAGGGGCCGGATCGCTCCTCGCCCGAGCGACAGAAGATGCTCGAGCTGATCGCAGAACTCTCGACACAGACGGTGACGGCGAAGCTGGACGCGGCGGCGGCGCGCGCAGACCTCCTGAAGCTCCAGAGCGAGCTGGATGCGATACGTCAGTTCAAGGATGGCGCGGAAGACTACGCCCTTGTGGAATTGCGGGCTGGGAGCTTTGCCTACAAAAAGAAGGGCGCGGCTGGCGGCAACGCCCCAACGCCCAGCCACTGCGCCCATTGTTTCGAGCAGTCGCAGAGGGTTGTGACGCTCCAGATGAAGAAACCGGATTTCAACGTCGATACGCTGCACTGCACGGTGTGCGGCAGCGAGGTTTTCCAGTCGAACGACGAGCGCCCGCGATACATCAGCGTGAAGCAGGAGCGGTCGATTTATTGACATCTCACGCCTCCCTGAACGCTTCGCGCAGCGCCAGCGCGCCGAGCATGAGGGTGCGCGCGCATGCTGCCGGCGTTTGGCCGTCCGCACGTGCGGCCTCGATCAGCCGTGCGAAATCGGCATCCGACAGATGTAGCTCGACGATGCGCGTCATCGGATGCTCGGTGTCGCGGCGCTCGACCTGCCCGGCCTTGTTGGCCAGCAGGATGCCGTCCATCTCGGCGGCATAGGTGCCGCAGGTGTAGGCGCGCTGCCCCGCCATCACGCGGCCCTCGCCCTGGCGTCGTCGCTGACGGATTTGCGCAGCGCGAGGATGAGGCGCGAGGCGACATGCTCCGGCGAGCAGCGGTTATGCAGCGCCGTGCCCTCGAGCCAGCGATAGAGGCTCTCCGACACCGGGATGGTGACGTGGCGGG